GGCAAGCCGTTGCCTGGAGCGCCTGGAACGACGCCACCGGCGACGTAATAAAGCTGGAGAGGCAATTGTGCCACCCCTGCCGCGCAGCGGCTTGTCGCGGTGATCATTTGGGTCGTGATCACCGCAGGGGATGTGGCACGTGATCGAAGGGATCACGCTTGGTGAATAGATGACCAGATCGAACTGGATCATGTTGGCGCTGCTTGTGACCAACACTCTCGCGCTTGGCTATATCGGGTGGCAAGCCAATGCAAATGCGCAGGCTGATATTGCGCAGGCGGCGCAAGACTGCAAGGATACGGAAGCGCTCATAAAGCTTCTGGAACAGAGATTGACGCCGCAGCCATGAATGGCGTTACAGAAGAGGCCGGAAAGGCGGTTGCTGGTTACTTCAGCGTCATGCGCGAGAGTCCGCTCGCGCTCAGTGTTATTATGATGAATATCGCGCTGCTGTTCTTTTTTTACTGGATATTATCAGTTGTCGCCGCGCAGCGGAAAGAAGAGGTCGTTATGCTGCACGCTGGACAAACGCATTTGCGGGAAATGCTCGGCGCATGCACTGGAATTCAGGGGCCGCCGGCGACGCCTCGTCCGTTTTCGCGGCCTCCAGGCAATTCTCGATCTGAGAACAGCAATGACAGCATGAAGCTTCAGGATGCGGCGTCTGAGTTGGTGCCGCCGCCGCCGCTGCGGCCGTTGCTACTTGATGCCGAACCGTGAGGCCAGCTGTGCTCGAACGGCAGATCATCGCGCTATTGAAGCGCAAGCATGAGATCGAGGAAATGAAGCACGATCAATTCACGGCGACGCAGAGGTGGCTGACGGAGAGCGTGGAATTGCTGCTTCGCGCGGCGCTGGTGGCAGCAGAGGAGAAAAAGCAATGATTGGCAAGACGAAACACCAGAAGCACGTCACCGAGGCTGCTGTCGAAATGCGTCGTGCCATAGGGGCGGCATAGGACGCCAAGGAGAGCAACATGAGTGTTGGTGAGGATCGCGTGCGAACGAAATTCAATCCGAGCGCCGATAGCGTCGTCGACCAGATCAAGCAGAAGTCGGCGGAACTCATCGATTTATGCGAGACACTGAAATCGAAAGACGCCCGTTTAGCCTCGCTCGCACAAACACACTACGAAGACGCCGCCATGTGGGCAGTTAAAGCCGCAACCGCTTAACAGGAACAAAGCCATGAATGCGGATAAGCCGAAACCTCCACCGCCGCAGGTGCCAAAACCACCGCCGCCGCAACCTCAGCCGCAGGTGGTGCCCGAGCATCCGAGCGTGCCGCCAACGGTCGTGGTGCCGCCGGAGCAGCGATCATAAGGGCCGTGGGGAGGACCGTCCAATGTCAGCCTCTGGTTTGGTGCAATTTCTGATAAATATTATCGCCATCCTGGCAGCAGGGGGAATCTTCTTCGTCTCGATCGACAAGGTCGCGCCGGACCCGTTTTTTGCCAAGGTTGGCAAGATCGCCATCGGCGCCCTGTTGCTGATCGCACTGATCGTGACGGCTGCCGCCGTGTTTGGACTAGGGGGCGGCGGGGTCACGGTCTCGACCCTTGGCGTTGTTTGGTTTGCGGTCGCGGTCATTGTAGCAGTGGTTATTCTCTATCTCGCCAACATGGTGATCGACTGGATCGCGAGAGAAGCGAACGCACCGTGGAGCGTGCCGGCGAAATACGTGCTTGGTGCGATCGTCCTGATCGGCCTGTTGGTCGCTGCGGCCAACCTTTTGTTTGGCTACAACATGTTCACCTTCCGGGCTGACGGGGGTGACGGCGGCCGCTACGCTCGCGTCCTGCCGCGCCTGCGCTTCGGCTAAAAATGCGTGGCGGCCAGACGCAGCAACGCCTGACCGCCGCTTGACAAGGCAACCTGGAAAGGAGGTCGCGATGCCCGCATTCACAGATAATCGGATGACAAAGCTATGCCAAGCTTCGCGATCAGTTCTGGCCATGGAAAGTACATTCGGGGCGCGTGCGGCAATCCAGTGCCGCCGGAGCTGGACGAGGTCGACGAAGCACGACGGGTCGTCGACCGCGTCGCGGAACACTTGAAAAGCGCCGGCATCAAGACGGCGACGTTTCACGACAACACCTCCCACGACCAGAACACCAACCTCAACACCATCGTGAACTGGCACAACGAGCAGACCAGGGATCGGGACGTCTCGGTTCACTTCAACGCCACCGAGGGGGCCTACGGCACGGAAGTCTGGTACACGAGCAGCGGTATGGCCGACTATGCCGCGACGATCTCGGCGGCGATAGCCAAGGCCGGCGGCTTCAAGGACCGCGGCAAGAAGCACACCGACAACCTGTTTTTCCTGAACAATACGGCCAAACCAGCGGTGCTCCTGGAGGTCTGCTTCTGCGACAGCACAGACGACAGCAACAAGTACAACGCCCACTTCGACGCTATCTGTAAAGCGATCGCGGAGTCCCTCAGCGGCGTGACGGTGCCGGACGCGCCGGGCGAGAAGCCGCCCGAACGGCCATGGGTCGAGGACCCGCTGGAGGTGCCGTTGGACCAGCGCCCTGTGCTCGCCCTCGGCGACAAGGGCCACGACGTGGATGATATGCAGCATCTGCTCAACCTTACCGAACTGCACCCGGACCTCGACGAAGACGGTGATTTCGGCAACGGGACCGAGGATGCCGTTACGCAGTACCAGGCAACGCGCGGGCTTGCGGCCGACGGCATTTGCGGCGAACAGACGTGGGCGGCTTTGTACGACAGCAAGCCGCCGCTGCCGCCTCCGCCGCATGCGCTGGACGAACGGGACATCGAAGCGATTTGTGTAATCGCCGATGAGAGCGAAATCGCGGAGTATCCCTGGAAGGACCGCGGGGTTGCCCCGCCTGGGTTCACCCAAGGCATGGCGCTGGCGTTTGCCCAGACCTATCGCAAGCTTCAGCTTGGGCACCAGGCGGCGGTCGAAATGGCGAAGGCGCGGACCGGATCGGACAAGGACGCGCTCAATATCTACCGCAGCCAGTTTGATGCGCTGGGAATGAGCAACGAGGCCGCGGGGGCCCTTACCTTGCGCCACCTATATGCTTTGATGCTCGGCAGCGGGATGCGGGAGTCGAGCGGAAGGCACTGCGAGGGCCGGGACCTGTCGGCCGACAATGTGTCGAGCGACACCGCGGAGGCGGGCCTGTTTCAAACGTCATGGAACGCCCACAGCGCAAGCGAGCCAGCGTTTAGCAATCTCATGGCGGAGTATTCAAACCCGCGGAACGTGGCGACCTGCTATCTCAGCGTCTTCGACGATGGGGTTTCCTGCACGGATGACGAATGGGGCTGCTACGGCAGCGGCCAGGGCTATGCGTTTCAGAAGCTGTGCAAGGAATGCCCGGCTTTTGCGGTGGAGACGCACGGCCTGACGCTTCGCAATCTCGCGAACCATTATGGCCCCGTAATCCGGAAGGAAGTGGAATTGAAAATGGAAGCCGACGAGATGTTCGCGGCGGTCCAGGAGTATCTGGACACGGGCTTGGTGGCGTGATGGTCGGGGTCATGAACATCAAGCGCTGCGGAACGTGCCGCTTCGCGCGGATCGTGCCGCAGGATTTGACCAGACGAGTGTGCGGGGGCGCTCCGCCGACACCGACGCAGGTGTCAATGTCGGGGGGAAAGGTCACTTTCCAATTCGTGCGGCCGATCGTCGGGGTAAGCGACGACGCGTGCGCGTTGCATCAGGGCCGTGACGTTTTGGATGAGGAGCGGGATTCCCGGGAGATCGAGAGCGCCCGGCTCGCCATGGCGCCGGCGGGAACGAAGCAATGAGCTACTACACAACTGTCCGCGACACGCTGAAAAATTTCGTGACGGGCCTCGGCACGCCTGGGCTCGATCCGAGCCGGAGCGTTCAATACGACTTCACTCTGCTCGATCGCAATCAGCTTGAGAATATGTATCGCGGAGACTGGCTGGCGCGAAAAATTTGCGATGCTCCGGCCGAGGATGTGACGCGCGAGTGGCGTGCGTGGCAAGCGTCGCAAAGTCAGATCGAGGCGCTGGAGACCATCGAAAAGACGATGGACCTGCAGCGCAAGGTGAAGCAGTGGATCACCCGGGCGCGGCTTTATGGCGGAGCCGCGCTGATCGTCGGCGTGGATGACGGCAATGACCCGAGTCAGCCGCTCAATCTGGAGAAGTGCGGGCGGGGCTGCCTCAAATACGTTGTGGTGCTCAATCGCTATGAGCTGAACGCTGGGCCGAGGCAGGCGCCACGGCGCCTGCGCCTGCGCCGCCGGCGGCACCGAAGGCGGGAGGGTTCCGCAACGTTATCCCGTTTGGACGACAGCAGGGGCAGCAGCTGCAGACGATCCCGACCATCGGCATCGGCATGACGCAGATTCATCCGAGCCGCGTGCTCGAATACGCAGGCAATGAACTGCCAGATTGGCGGCTGGCCCCAATGGGAGGCGGCTGGGGCGACAGCGTTCTGCAGACCGTCGTCGATACGATGATGGGATTCACGAGCAGCCTGCAGTCGATTGCGGCAATCGTGAATGACGGCAAGTTGGACGTCGTTAAAATCCCGGAGATGGCGCTTAACCTGACCTCGCCCGGCTACAAAAACAAGCTGCTGGAGCGGTTCACCTTGTCGGCGCAGACCAAGAGCGTCATCAGCGCGCTGCTCCTCGACAAGGAGGAGGAATGGCAACGGGTACAGACGAACTACAGTGGCCTGCCGATGATCCTGCACGAATTCACAACCATCGTCGCCGCCGCGGCGGACATGCCGGTGAGCCGCCTGTTCGGCCAGGCCCAAGGGCGAGGGATGCAGGGCGGGAGCACCGCGGGCGGTCCGGACGATCTGCGGAATTACTACGACGCCTGCGTCGACATGCAGAAGAACGAGGTCGCGCCCAAACTCGGGATGCTCGATCAGGTGATGATGCGGTCTGCGTTCGGGCGGCCAGACCCCGACATCCATTATGAATGGAATGCGCTTTGGCAGATGGGCGAGGCGGAGAAGGCGGCGATTGCCTATCAGAAGGCGCAGGCCACGCAGATTTATTCGACGATCGGCCTCATCAACGAGGACGCGTTCCGTGAGGGCGTCGTCAATCAGCTGGTCGAAGACGCCACCTATCCTGGTCTGGATACTGCAATCGCCGAATACGGCGCCGAGCCCGAGGAGCCGGAGATGCCAGCGGCGCCAATTGGATTCGGCGGGGCGCCGGCGCCGGATGACAAGCAAGAGCCGCCCAGTCCTAATCCCGAGGAAATGGGGGCCACCGGTTAACCGAATGGAGCCCGTGATGAGCTATGATTCTGATTCTGATTTCGACATTCCAGTTCCCGCCAGCACGCCCATCAATGGGCCACCGCGCGGCCTGGGCCAGGTGGGTGCCGTCGGTTATCCAGGCTACACGTCGCGGCGGGCTGATGCGCCGCTGCAGGGCGTCGCCAGAGCCATGACGGCATTGACG